TGGCCTTGTTCAGCTCGGCCAGCAGCCCGTACAGCTCGTTGGCGTGGGTGATCGACGGGGTGTGGCCGCGGTTGTGCGTGATGGCCCGGACGAACTCGCGCTGCAGTGGCAGGTCGAAGACGGCGAGTTTAAGGGCGTGATTCTGTACCGGAATCTCACGCTGGATGAGGCCGAATCCATCATTCCGCGTCCGACGGCCGAGGCTGACGACGCTCTCGGCGTTCCGCGCGAGTGGCGCGACAAGCGGCACGACTGAGGAGTTCGGCAAGTCTGCAGGGGGCGATTCATCCCGACCCTGTCCGACTCGCAACCGCCCGCCGGAGCGGTGCCGAAATTCCGGCGGAGTTCCGGCTCGCCTCGCCAGCGTCGATCGAGGGGGAAGACGGTCGGCAACCGTCACATGACTGGATCCCCCTCGGGGCCGGAAGTGAACTTAACGCCTGACACTCAGGCGGTAAGTCTGACGAGTTCGCGGCGTAGGGCTAGGGCCGCTGCGGAGCCGGGTTAGCCGGGTTCAAACGAACCCGGCGATGCCCGGCGAGGAGGCGAAAATGGCGGACCCGAAGATGGAAGAGATAAAGGCTCACGTGTCCGGCTGTTCGACATGCGGCGCGGCGAAAGGCCGGGTGAACGATTTTTGCGAGGCCGGAAGAGTGATGTTTTACGAGTGGGCCCAAGTCAACGCGCCAAGCCGCATCGAGCAAGTCTAAATCACCAAGGCTCAATGGGACCGCCTCGTGGCGGAGCAGAAACGTCGCGCGAGGAATACCGGCAGGAACTGAGGAGGCGGAGATGGGCTACTTCGAGAATCCGAGCGCGCCGGCAAATCTAAATCTCCCGAAACCCGTCACGATTCCGACGTCGGAGAAGGCGATGGACTACCGAGACAGTACGACATGCAGGTGCGGCCAAACGAAGATGAGCGGCTCAAGGAGCTGCCGTCCATGCTGGCGCGCGGGTCGCGGCGCGCAACGCGGCAGGCGGCTGGGGCAGGTGTCACTTGGCAACCTGCTCGGAAGGGCCGACTTGAAACCGGGCCAGTCGATCACCGTCGATGGAATCAGGTTCACGAAGATTGGGCCGCCATCGTGATCACCGTCGGCCAGGAGGCGGATGCTGCTTCCATTCCATGATCGGCTGATGTGGACGCACCACTTCGATCCCGAGATGGCTGCGCTCGCGGACCGGCACTATTCGCGGCGCACGGTTGGATCTCGGCAGTTCTGTTACTCAGGGAGAAAGCTTGTGCTCCGCAACGCCGAGGGGACCGTGCTGTGGGTCTGGATGTTCCCGAATCCGGCGATGCGGATGGATGGACAGCGCGGCTATAACTGCGCGCTCTTTCGGAACGAGTCTGCGCGCCGTGCGAGCGAGATCGTCCTGGAAGCGGAGGCTTGGGCATTCGAAAAGTGGGGTCGTGACCGGCTCTACACATACATCGACCCGAAAAAGATTCGAATCGTGAAGCGACGCGGCGTCGCAATCCCTGGCTATTGTTTCCTGAAGGCGGGATGGATGCACATCAGGGAGACCCGTGACGGAAAACTTCTTTTCGCAAAGGAGTCGACGTGATCACGGAGAAGGAAATCAGGGACCGCCTGGTCGCCGAGATCGAATCTCGAAAGCAGCCGGAGGCGCGCGACCGCATGGCGAAGTGGGGCGTGCTCGTAGTCGTTCCCGAGGTTTTTAGGATCGTCCGCGAGGAAGTGGCGAAGGCAACGCGGGAAAACATCCGAATCCGAAGGGACGTGGAATGAACTTCCTGACCCAGATCCCGACGTGGCTGCTCTGGGTGAGCGGCATCATCGTGGCCGGTGTGCTGCTTTACGGCGCGCTCTACGCGCTGCTTTACTTGATGATTGTTCACACGGAGAGAGACGTCTGGCCGTGGCGATGAGTGGAGGTGAGTGGAGGTGAGCCCGTGAAGCACGAATTCGTTCTGACAGAGAGCCAGCGAATGGCTCTCTGCACGCTGATCGCTGAATTCATGCAAACGCCGGACGCGACGAAGAGGTTTATCAACTTCTCCCAATCCCCCGCTGTCGAGACGACGCCTGAAGACCTTCTCGTGGTGTTCATGATGCGGACGAACGTCGTTGAGGCGAGCGCCCCGCCGGAATCTGGCCCCTCGGTCCCAGTCGTCGAGGCGATCCGGAGAGAGATGATGGCGCGTTTCGCCCACTGCCTTTCGATGGAACAAATTGCCGATTGCTCTTATGCGCTGGCACGGACGATCGGCATGGCTCACTGAGGAGGAATTGATATTGTGAACTTAATCGAAGTCATCCAGTCCGAGTGCAATCGCGTGCGCGTCGCGATCCCGCATTATGAGGAACTCGGTCCTACCGGACAGTTCGGCGCCGAGGCGCTGAAGCGTGCGGTCAAAGAGGGTGAGGAGTCCATCGCGTCCGGCGATGTCGTCCGAATGGTCGAGGCTCTGGCATCGCTCCGGGACTGCAAGGACTGAGGAGGCGCGGATGAAAGACCCAATCTGTTTTGAGTGCGCCGTCGAAGAGGCGGACCGTCTCCTGGCGCAGTCCGCGAAGGATGCAGGTGTTGAACTCTCCCGCCTCAGTTACTCGGAGCGCTCTTTCGGTTTCATGGTCGCGCTCTCCGTCGTGATGAAAGACCGGGAGATCATCTCCGAAAGCTGCAGGTCCGCGGCTCGCATTCGCGCACGGATTGCTACCGCGCAACTGAACTGAGGAGGAAGTGATGCCGTGCTCTCACATAAAGCTCCCCGACGGCAGTGTCGCGATCGTGAAGCATGCCGCCGCGCGTGTTCCGCGTTGCAAGTTTTGCCACGGCGCGTTTGCGCAGCCGGCCACGCTACTGTGCGATTTCGAGGCTGCGCGAACACTCGGCGGCGCCTCAATCACTTGCGACGCTCGGGTCTGCCGTCATTGCGCGCGTCACGTAGGCGATAAAGATTTTTGTCCCAAGCATCCGGCGTGAACCGGCGTTGGCGTCACCGGAAGGAGATCGAGGGGCTTATGCATCGACCAGGTGAGTACCTTGTGAATGCTCAGGTCAGCGTGAACCGCGCCGTGTTCGAAGCGAACAAGCCGGATGCGGACCCGAAATATTTGGAGTGGTGCATCGCGGAAGCGATGGAGGATCTGTCGCTCGCGCTGAAAACTCTTACGCGCCGCGGCAAACGGAAGTGAGGAGGCGGAGTGCCGAACATCATCGTCGAACTGACGCAGGAAAAGGCGCGGGTCAAAGCCTTGCTGTGGCAGTTCGATTATGTGGTTCGCGCCCAGGCCGAGCGCGCGCTTAAATTCGCCGACCAGTACATGGCGATGAACGATCTAGAGGGAATGAAGGACTCGCTCGCAGAACTCCGACTATTCACAAAGGGCCAGAAAAAATGAAATTTCCGGCCACGCGCGAGCAGCTCAAGGAGGGCGGATACAAGTTCGTGTTCGCGCGCCCGTGCAGACTATGCGACAGACCACTCGAGTTCTACCGCGCGCCGTCGGGATCTGTCGCGCCGCTGGAAACCACGGTAGTCGGCAAGGAGTGGGTTTTGGATTCTCACTTCAAGACGTGCCGGTTCGCCGAACAGTTCAGAAAGAAAAAGCCGTCGGGTCCGCCGCCGCAGGGCGATTTGTTCGGAGGGAAAACATGAACGAAACACGCTACCCGCTCTCATGGCCGGCAAGTTGGCCGCGCACCAAATTTCGAATTTCCGCGCAATTCAGCAAAACGCACGCTCGTCTCGGATCATTGGACGCGTCAGTTCGCGATAAATCGAAGCTCTCGATTCGTGACTCGATAGACCGCATCGCGGACGAACTCCGGCGGATGGGAGTCAAAGAGGAGAGCGTCATCATCTCGACAAACATTCCGCTCAACCTCTCCGGCGTTCCGCGTGCTGACCGCGGTGAGCCATTCGATCCAGGCGCGGCGATCTACTGGACGCACAAGGGGAAACCTCAGTGCATGCCGATCGACCGCTACACCCGCGTCGCCGACAACCTCGCCGCTGTCGCCGCCACTCTTGACGCGCTTCGCGCGATCGAGCGGCACGGCGGCAGCGCAATCCTCGATCGCGCGTTCATAGGATTCGCGCAACTTGCGAGCGGCACGCCGCCGAAGCCGTGGCGCGAAGTCTTCGGCCACATAGAGCACGATCACTGGAATCGTTTCCAGGTCGAGAAACGATTTCGCGCTCTCGCGATTGACCGGCATCCAGACCGACCTGGCGGCTCACATGATGCGATGGCGGAATTAAACGTGGCGCGTGAACAAGCGCTGAAGGAGCTGGGAACGTGAGCCGCGTCGCCGTGCCGGAGAGATGCCAGGTGTGCGGGTGTACGGAAACGAATCCCTGCCTGGCCGAGGACGATGGCGGGAATCCCGTCGATGCCTGCTCGTGGATCGACTTCGATCACACGCTCTGCTCCAACCCTAAATGTGTCGCTGTGATTCCGCTTGAGGATTTGCTGGATCTGGCATGGCTCGGTCAGTTCTCCGGATGAGCCGCACCTGGCCATTCCCGTGTACGTTTGAACGGATGAACTATAGAGATCTGTATCTCATGAGTTGCATCACCGAGACGCAGGTGCAGTCGGCCATCCTCGAATTGTTCCAGCTTTTCAAGGTCGACGGCGTCCCGATTGACGCCGGCGGGCGACGGCAGCGAGGGCGAATGACTGGAGCGGCTCACGCGGCCGGCATCGATCTTGCCGGCGTTCAGAACGTGAAGACGGGTCGCGCCATTCCCGGCGGCTTCGCGGACCTGGAGGCGACGCTGGCGCCGGAAGGTCGCGCTCTCTACATCGAGGTCAAGGCGCCGCAGTGGATCGACGGCCGGAAAAAAGTCATTCGCACCGCCGGCAAAGCGAGCGCCGACCAGCTCGAATTCCTTTTATCGAAGCACGAGCGCGGAGCGCTGGTCATGGTCGCATGGTCCGCGCAGGACGTCGCTTCAGCATTCGGAAAATTTTTGGAAATAAATCGGCGCGCGCTGAAGTGACGAGGGCCCGGAACCTGAATGTCAAATTTTCGTTACGTCGCAATCCGACCGGACCGCATCGAGCGCAAGAAGGAAATCGGGCCGGCGAGCTATTTACACGACTTCCTCGTGGATCACCAGACCGATGCGGAGGGCAACGTGAACTATGGGAAGCCATTCGGCTACGCGTGGATCCGGGCGAAGTGGCCGGGAGTCAAACCGCCGCCAATCCGCACGCTGAAGCGGCACATGGCGCGCCTGAAGAAATACGGACAGATCTGGACTCGCGCGATGCCGCTCGGCCGGGGAATGATCGTGCGAGTCCTGAACTCCGCCAAGTGGGCGCCGCAGGCGGAACGCGCTCGGCAGATGTCGCTCTACGCTCCCGAGCCGGTGTCAATATCCAGTGGAAAGGGTGTGGATAAACCGTTGAAATCTGGCGCTCTCATGGGGCCAAAAGTGGCCCCCTTGGGGGCCAAAAGTGGCCCCGTAATGAAGTTAAGAACTTAGGAGAAGAAAAGATCAAGAGCAAACCGGCCGCGCGTCGCCTGTGGGAAACAGTCCGCGATCCAGGGAAAAGTCAAAATCTCCTGTTGAGAAAAGGCAAGGATCAACACCGTGAAGAACACGGATTTGTGGCTGAGGGTGACAGGTAACGTAAGACTGAGACGGGCCGAGGAGAGGCGCTTGATTGAGGCGGCTCGGCAGCAGAGGTTCATGTCCATTCAGTCGCGAATCGATGTCATACGGTACAGGGAAGAGTTCGGGATCTATTCGGGATGGGGCCGAGGAAATCCGGAAACTCGCGTGTTTCGCGTGTTCGCCGGCAGGCAGAGGGATCGACGATGAACTGGTGGGGGTGCCTATGGGTCGCGTGGTCCTTCCTCGTGATCGTCGTGGTTATGACGTCGGGATCGAGCGGCAAAAGGGGTTAGAGAATGCTGAAAATCAGAGGAGGCGCTATGCACGAAGCTCAGATGTGGATCGTTCCGCTGCTCGCGATCATCGTCGGGTTGCTGCTCTACTTCACCTCGAAAGACCCGAAGTGGCCGCTGATTGGCAGCTACATATTTTTGTGCGGTTTTTTCATCGTGCTCTGGCTTCTAGCGTTCGGCGGGCCGCTGCTCCGATGAATACCTACGAGGAACTCGCGGCACGGATTATGGAGCGGGCCGCGGATCTTCCTGTCCGCGAGGCTCTCGAACGCGGGATGGTGACGAAGTGTCCCGCGTGCAGAATTCTTCACGCCGGGATCCGTTTCAGTCATCCAGACCATCAGGACTATTGTTCGACGTACTGCTTTCGGAACCGCAAGGACTTCCAATGAACATCAAAGTCGATGTCGATTCCGAGACCGTAGTTCAGCTGACCGCGGCTGTGCTCCGGCAACTGCCGTATGCCACAAACAACGCGATCACTCGCACGGCGAAGGAGGCGGTCGACGCCGGCCAGAAAGAACTCGCGGCCGACGTGACCGTTCGCAAACAGTTCATTCTGCGTCGCGTGAAAATTCTGCAGTACTCGAAAGTCGGCAATCTGACCGCGATCATCGGCGTCGACACCAAGGTCCAGGGCGCGCCGCTCTTGCTCGGTTTCCTCGAGGAAGGCGGAACGAAGGAAGCGACGCGAGGTCCAGATATCGCGATTCCGCTCACTGGGGAAGCAGCGCGGCCGACGTTTCCGCAGTCTGTCGTGACGTCGCTGCGCTATTCGAATCTTCGTTTCGACAACCGCGAAGGTCGCAAGAAGACCTTCATCATTCCGAACGTCGGCATTTTCCAGCGCGTCGCTTCGGGCAATTCACCAGATGCGACCGTGCTCATCTATGCATTCAAACCCTCGGTTAAACTCCCGCAGCATCTGCATCTGCGGAACGCCATGCTCAAGGTGATCGGTCAACGGTTCGCGCCGATCTTCTCGGAAGAGTTCACGAAGGAAATCCTCAAGAAAGCGCAGCGTGGCGGATGAGCTACCCGACACCCACGGTTTTCTATATCGCCGTGTTCCGCGAAGACCAGAATGGTCCGCAGCACAAAGTGCTGACGTCTCTCAGCGGTTTGACGCGACTCGCTGAAAACATCCGCCAGCTGAAGCAACAGAACGAATCCTATGATCCTGGGCCGTTCGACGTGTTCGTCGTGAACACCGAAACGCTGGAGTGCGGCCGCTACGACATCGAGAAGCTGCTCGATCTGCTTGAACCAACACGAGCCAAAAGGAAGAAGTCCAAATGATCACTGGTGAGCACGTCGTCGAGACCATTGCGTGCATCGTCGTGGCGCTGTGGCTTCTGTCGTTCGTAATGCGCCGATGGCGTATGCGTGGACGCTCACGCGCTCGGGACAGGCGCGAGATGCAGGACTCCATCCGGCGATTCAATCGGCGCGACACGAACAGTTCGGAGCCGTGGAGATGACCGATGCGCCGGTGGTTTTTTACGTTGCTGTCTTCTACGACGAGCAGCAGCAACTCAATGTCTCATTCCTGAGGTCACTGGCGAACCTGCTCGCGCTCGCAAGGGATGTACATAAGTCCGCGCGGACCAGCAAGACCGACGGTCTGTTCGAGGCCTACCTTGTGGACCTGCACGCGCTGGAATGCTGGCGCGTGAACATGGAGGCGTATGGCTTCTGGACAGAGGCGGCGCGCGGAGCGCCTACCTGATTGCCTGTGCGACCGATGCGGGCGAGGTCGCAGGGTCCTCCCCCGGGGGTGGGCCGTTCACGGGTGACGGCGACTGCGCCGCGTGACTAGCGACCGAACTTGTGCGTGGGACTTGACTTTAGTTTTATTACGCACAGGTAAGTACTATTTTATGATTACTATTTAGTTCTCACGCAGTGGAAACATGCCGAAGCGGAAAGACAAATCGGAGAAGCCGCGGATTATAGGGATCCGCGATCTCGCGCCGATTTTGAATTTGACGCCGAGCAGGATTTCGCAGCTCGTGCAAGAGGGCCTCCCGAAAAAACTCCGCGGGAAGTACGACCAGGATCAATGCTCGCTCTGGTACATCCGCTACCTGCAGGCGCTCGTCGAGAAAAAAACAATCGTCGGCGATGGCGGCGTCGTCCTTGCGACCGAACGGGAGGAGCGGCTTCGATTACTTCGCGCCGATGCGGACCTGCGAGAGATTGAACTCGCGCGGCAACGCAGTCAGCTCGTCGCGATCGAGGACGTTGAACATGAGATGACGGATTTGATTTTGGTCACTAAGGCGCGAGTCCTCGCCGTCGGCGCGCGCGTCGCGCCGGAACTTGTCGGCGAAACCTCGAGGCTCATGATTCAGGCGGTCATCGAAAAAGCGCACAAGGAAGCGCTATCCCACCTAGCGAAAAAGGAGACCGGCGCGTGAACCTCGAAAGTCAATCCCACGAATCGGCGAAAGTGAATTTCCAGTCGATGCTCGTCCGTGTGCGCGAGCATTTCAACCCGCCGCCGGACATCACGATCTCAGAGTGGGCGATGCAGAATCGCACTCTGCCCAAAGGGACGACGAGCCGGCCGGGACCATTTCGCCCGGAAGTGTTTCAGGTCGCGATGATGAATGTGATACTGAATCCCCTCGTCCACGAGGTTGTCATTCAGAAAAGCACGCAGGTCGGGTTCACCGACGCAGTCCTGCTCAACATCATCGGCTACTACATCGACGCGGATCCGCGACCGATCATGTACGTGCTTCCAACGATCGACAACGCGAAGGACAAAGGCAAGAAAGCCATCACGCCGATGATCGAATCCTGCCCGGTGCTCCGAAGAAAAATAAAGCCGCCGACCTCGCGGCGCGCTGGCAACACGCTCGCGCTCAAGGAATATCCCGGAGGTTTTTTGAAGCTGACCGGGGCGAACTCCGGCGCCGGATTGCGCTCTGATCCCGTCCCGGTCGTGCTGTTCGATGAGGTCGACGGCTATCCGCTGGACGTCGAAGGCGAAGGCGATCCGATCGCGATCGGCACGCGGCGCACGGACGCGTACGCCGATTACAAGATCGTGAAGGGTTCGACGCCGGCGAAGCCCAAGGGCATTTCCCCAATCGAGCGCGACTTTCTAAAAAGCGACATGCGGCGGTTTTTCGTTCCCTGCCCTTTTTGCTCGCTCGAGCAGGTGCTCTGGTGGAGAGATCCCGCCACGAAGGAATATCGCTTAAGCTACGAAACAAACGCCGATCACCAGGTAGTTCCCGAGAGCGTCGCCTTCGTCTGCGCGGGCTGCAAGAAAAAAATTCCGGAGCGGTTCAAACAGCAAATGCTGAACGCCGGCAAGTGGATTGCGGAAATGCCGGAACGTCCGGTTGTTGGGTTCCACATCAACGCGCTCTATTCCCCGTGGCGCGAAAACTGGCTGGCGCTCGCGCAGGAGTGGCACGAGGCCAATCAAGAAAAAAACGTCGAGAAGCTCCGCGCATTCATCAACCTCCGCCTCGGTGAAACGTGGGAAGAAGACGGCGACGCGATCGAGGCCATCGCATTGAAGTCGCGGCTGGAGGAGTACAAAGCGGAAGTCCCGGACGGTGTGGCTTTGCTGACCGCGGCCGTTGACGTCCAGGGCGACCGCCTCGAATGCGTCGTGAAGGGATGGGGCGACAAGGAAGAATCCTGGCTCATCGCCTACCAACAATTCTTCGGCGATCCCGGGCAGGAAGACGTCTGGAACGAACTCGATTCGTTTCTACTCTCGAGCTGGGAACACGTCTCCAGGCAGAAGGTCAAAATTTCTTGCACGATGATTGATTCCGGCGGCCAGCACACGGACTCCGTCTATCGCTTCGTCCGCGCGCGGCAGGGACGAAAAATATTCGCGCTCAAAGGGTCGAGTGAATCGGGGAAGGAAATCCTCGGGAAGTTCTCGGTGAACAATCAATACCGAGTGAGGCTGTGGACGATCGGAACCGACACGGCGAAGGACCGCATCTTCGCGCGCATGAAGATTCCCGCGCCGGGCCCGGCCTACATGCACCTGCCCGATTTCATCGAGGAGGAATACCTCCTGCAGCTCACTTCCGAGAAAGCAGTGCGGCGCTACAAGCGCGGCCGCGGCACGGTTCGGGAATATGTGAAGACGCGCGCCCGCAACGAAGCTCTCGACCTCGAGGTTTACGCGCTGGCCGCGCTGTACGTCCTCGGTCAGGCCACAATCCGCAAGCTAGGGGAACTGGCAGCGGCGCTTCGCATTCCGCCGACGGACCCGCCTGCAGGGGGGTCCGGAGGACAACAGGGCGGCTCTGGTGGGTCATCCGGGGGTCCGGGGCGTGCCGGGGGGGGAACTTCGTGGGTCCAAGGATGGTAGGCAAGCAGCAAAAGGAGGCACGCCAATGATGCGGATTCGACTTGCGCTTTCCGACGGAGGCTACGTTGCGGACGTCAGCATCCCGCCGTTTCAGAAGATGCCCAAGGTCATCGTGTGGGGTGAGCGCTTCTTTGCGTTTCACGTGATGCTCACCGAACCTGAGGACCTCTGCGCGGCCGAGTACCGCGAAGTCTTCGCGTATTGGGTTCCGCCGGACGTCGAGAACGAGCAAAAGTGAGGCAACTAAAGGGGTAACCGGACAGTACTAAAGGCCTATAGCCTTATCAGGTGGTAAATGCGATGATGGTTGTGCAAAAGAAAGCGGGACCAGCGGGTGCTTCAAACACCCACCGGCCCCTAAACAACACAGTGGAGCGACCCACCATGTTATCTAAATCCAGTCTACCCGAATCACACTCCCAATTAAACGCACGACGAATCGCGGAACTTGCCGGCGCGGACTATGTTGGTTCACAACTGGTCAACGTAGGCGCGCTCCAGGGCACGCTTCAGTACTTCTGTGAGCGGGTCACGGGCACGACTGTGGCTCTGTGGGACTTGGACCTTACGGTCGAATCTCTTCAGTCCAGGATCACAGAAGCACACATCAGCTTCGGCGTAGCGGTGGCATCGTGATCTCCAGCGGACTCATTTTTGTCGCTTGCCTGGTCTCGTTCGTTTATTTTTCGCACAGGATGGTGCGGGCCACTCGCTCTCGCGGGATCCAACGCGACATCGAGCAACTCCGCGAAGACCGTCAACTCCGCCGGCTGTCAAGGAGGGGCAAATGAAATCCTTCATCGTCACCGCGTTTTTCCCGGAAGTGAAGCCCGCGCATGCGGCTTGGCAGACCGTCGTCGCAACGGCAAGCGATATCACCGTCGCCACTGCCCGCGGCATGCGCGAGATTCGCTCCCGGCCCGGTGTCGCTGGAAAGCGGGTTTCCGAGGTCCGCCTCACGATCAAAGAGGCATCAGGGGTTGCTGAGGTGGAATAGTACTACCGCTTCACGGAGCGGTTCACTCTAAGATCGAAGTGGGAGAAAGTATCATGAGAAACACTTACATCGGCAAGCAATTCTCGGCAGTGTTCGCGGTCCTGGTCCTGTCCTCGACGGCGTTTGCTCAGAACGTCTCTATCCAAAAGGGTACGCAAATCACGGCGCGCCTGGTGAGCCAGCTGGACAGCGGTCAAGTCAAAGCCGGCGACCTCGTGACGATGGACGTTCTCGAAGATTTGAAAATCGATAGCCTGGTCGCCATCCCTCGCGGCTCTCTGGTCATGGGCCATGTGACCGATGCGAAGGGCGCGCGCCTGATGGGACGTGGCGGGAAGCTCGATATTTCGTTCGACACGGTGACCGCCGGCGATGGCACGAAGGTTCCCATCAGTGGAGAAGACACCGCGAAAGGTAAAGGCGGCTATGGCGGCGGTTCAGCCGCGGCAGTCGGCGCATCGGCTCTGCTGTTCCCTCCCGCAGCAGCTCTCTTGCTCTTGAAGCATGGGCATGCTTCGGTGATTGCAGCCGGCACGGTTCTGACTGTCCACGTCACCGCCGACACATCCGTCGCAGGCTCGCGTCCCGTAATCGTGGCTACAGCAGTCGCGTCAGCGAAGGTAACTCCGGAAGCCGCACTGGGAACAATACGCGGTGAGATCACTTCGGGAACCATCGACCAGTCCTCACAGCAAGCCGAATCGCTCGGTGATCTCGCGCGGCGCGTGAAGGCGGAGAAGGCTGCATCGAAGCAGTAAGCGTGCAATCAAACCAGTGGGAGGCAATCATGCTAAAGAAGATAATGGCGGGATTCATCATAGTCGTGGGCGGGCTGGCAGTTCTCCACATGCACAGCAGCGTGACGGAAGATGCACAGAAACAAGGTGCGCAGGCTCTGGTTGCTCACAACGCCAGGCCCGAGGATTTGCAACATCTCAAGAGACCGGCCGTGCGGGAGGCCTGCACCAAACATTCCGATTGGGATATGGTGACGTGCAAGGCAGTGGATGAAAAAGAGGTAATGATCGGGATGACCGTCGAACAGGTGCGACTGTCAGTAGGAAAGCCGAACAGCGTCAACACAACAATCTCCGCTGGCCGCCAGCATGAGCAGTGGGTCTACGGGTGGGATTATGTGTACCTTGAAAACGGCGTCGTTTCATCGATGCAGAGTTCACGCAGGTAGTTTCCTGAAGACCGCAGTACAGTGAGACTGTAGTGCGCGAAAACCCGCCCGGTGGTTTAGCTTTTCATCAATGCCGCCGATAATCTCCGACGTGGTGCCCGATCACTTCACGGCTGGCACCACAGTCAAATTCACCCGGTCGCTGGACGATTTCCAGCCGAGCGACGGATGGACATACGCGATCTTCCTCAACGGCCTCACGCAGAAGTTCACCAAAGCCGCCGCGATCCTCGGCAACATCTTCCAGATCGAATTCGTTCCTTCCGACACCTCCGCCTTGAACCCCGGACCATTCCGCTACGCCGAACGGCTCACGAACGCCGGCACGGGAGAGGTGTACGACATCACGGGCGACCAACTCGTGATCAATGTCGAACCGAACGCGGGAAGTTCCGCCGCCGGCGTGTTCAATACCTGGGAGGAAAAGACGCTCGCGATTGTGGAGGCTGCGATCGCCGGACGCCTCACGTCCGACATCCAGGCCTATCAAATCGCCGGGCGCTCGGTCAGCAAGATCCCCATCATGCAGTTGCGCGAGATTCGCGGCGAACTCCGCGCTGCGATCTGGCGCCAGAACAATCCCGGGCGGCTCGGCGCGCCGCACCGTGTGGAGTTTGACCTCGAGTCGGAAGCTTCCAATTACCCGCCGACGTGGACCGACGTCACAGGCTTCGAGCGATGAAAGCTCCCACGTGGCTCCGCAAGATTTCCGCGTTCGTCACAGGCAAGCGCTTCACGGTTTACAACGGCGCGACCGGCGGCCGGCTGACGAACGATTGGATTGCTTCGATCCTCTCCGCCGATCAGGAAATCAGGGGGAACCTGCGCCTGCTCCGCGCGCGCGCGCGCGAGCTGTCACGAAACAATCCCGTCGCGAAGTCCTACCTGAAAATCCTCGCATCGAACGTGCTCGGCGAGAAGGGCATCAGTTACCAGGCGCTGGTGCGAAACAACGACAAAACCTTGAACGCGGCGTTCAACACGAAGATCGAGGACGCCTGGGTCGAGTGGGGGAAAAAGGGAAACTGCACGGCCGACGGCAAGCTGTCATTCCGCGCGGTGCAGAATCTGGTCCTGAAAAACATTGC